ACATATATGTTGGAAACAAAACAACAATAAAAAGGAAACAATAAACATGAGTGAAGTACAAACAAAAAAGAAAAACGAGATCAGCACAAATTTATTTGAAGCTGATGCAGGTCAAGGTTTGAACATGACGCAAGAAGATCTTGCGTTGCCGTTCTTAAAAGTTCTTGGCCAACTATCGCCTGAATGCAACAAGCGAGATGCTAAACATGTCGAGGGGGCAGAACCAGGCATGATTATAAATACCGTTACAAACGAGATTTATGATGGCGTTAAAGGGATAGATGTCGTGCCAGTGCACTATAAAAGACAGCACATTGAATGGCAAGACAGAGGTGAGAGTCAAGGTGCTCCAGTAAAAATATATGAAGCTGGGGATGACCTACCGTCAACTACAAGAGACAAGTTTAATAAAGACAGATTATCAAATGGTAATTATCTTGAAAACACAGCTAGTCATTTCGTAGTTGTACTTGGCAACAGCCCTACAACAGCATTGATATCTATGAAAGCTACTCAATTAAAAGTGAGTAGAAAATGGAACTCAATGATGATGGGTTTAAAAATGCAAGGTAAGAACGGTATGTTCACACCGCCAACATATAGCCACATTTATAAGTTAAAAACTGTGCAACAGTCGAATGACAAGGGCACGTGGTTTGGCTGGGATGTGTCTAGAGTTGGACCAATCAGTGATCCGGGTATTTACAAAATAGCAAAAGACTTTGGAGCTAATGTTTCAAAGGGTGATGTTAGAGTAAAACACGGAGAACAAGAATCCAAATCCGATTCACCGTACTAAAAACTTCCTAGGGAAGATAGAGGGCCGGGGATGGGAGACTGGATCCGGCCCCAAAAAATATTATGGAAGATTTTAGAAAGATATTTACAGGGTTAGAGCGAGCACATGGTTGCACCTATGTGGACAAGAAGGGTGCCGATGGACTTAAAGTAAAAGGTAAGTCTTTTGTAAAAAGAGAACCAGTCACAGAAGAGCTTTGGCAAAATCATTTAAATGGTATTGAACCTAGTCTAGGCATTATACCTATTGACGAAGAGAATAAATGTAGATGGGGTTGTATTGATGTAGACAAATACACTCTTGATCATAAAGAAATAATTAAAAAGATAAACACATACAAACTACCTTTGATAACATGTAGATCAAAAAGTGGTGGAGCACATATATTTTTATTTACAACAGAATCTGTTCCTGCAAAATTAATGCGAGACAAATTAATTTCTGTTAGTGCTATACTTGGGTTTGGTAATGCTGAGGTATTTCCAAAACAAATTGAATTAAAATCGCAAGATGATACAGGAAATTTTTTAAACTTACCATACTTTAATTGCAAAAATACAACAAGATATGCCTATGATAGTTTAGGTAAAGCTGTTACAATTTCAGATTTTTTACAAAATATTATTAAGATCTCTCCTAAAGAATTACAAGACTTAAAGATACAGAGACCGCCATCAGAATTTAGCGATGGGCCACCTTGTTTAGAATCATTAACCCGAGAGAAGTTAGAAGATGGTAGGGACAGAGTTTTATTTCAATATATGGTGTATGCTAAAAAGAAATGGCCAGAAGAGTGGCGTAATAAACTAAGCACATTTAATCATAAATACTTTGCAACACCACTTACAGATGACATTATAGAAAGAAAAAAGAAAGATAATAAAGACTATGGTTTTAAATGCACAGAAGAACCTATGTGTAATCACTGTGATAAACAATTATGTAAGACAAGAAAGTTTGGCATTGGCACACAGTTGTTATTCCCACAACTTAGTGACTTGCAGATAGTAAAATTAGATCCACCTATTTACAGATTAAATGTAGATGGAGAAAGAGTAGAATTAAAGTCAGAACAATTACAAGAACAAAGATTATTCGTAAGAGCATGCATGGATCAAATACATAAGTATCCACCTAAATTAAAACCAAAAGATTATGACATCATGGTTACAGCTTTGATGGCTAACCCAGAATTAGTAGAAGCTCCTGCGGGTGCATCTAAGTTAGAGCAACTATCTCAGCATTTAGAAAACTATTGCACAAGTAGAACTGCAGAAGGTGCAACAAAAGAAGATATGGAGTCTGGTAACGTGTGGAACAAAGGTGGTTATCATCACTTTATATTTGGTGAGTTCTTCCATAAATTTTTACACAGACACAAGTGGTCGGAAAAATATGATGTTACAAATTTTTTACTTACCGAACACTGTAATTGTGAGGTTGCAAGAATGACTATAGGTAAAAAGAAAATATCTGTTATAAAGTTAAAAGAATTTGAAAAAGAAGATATGAAAATAAAAGAAAGAGTATTTAAACAGGAGGATGCGTTTTGAAAACTATTGTCTTGGGTCCACCTGGTACAGGTAAAACTACAACATTATTAAACGAAGTAGATAAGTATTTAAAACAAACTGATCCTGATAAGATTGGTTACTTCTCTTTTACACAAAAAGCTGCGTATGAAGCTAGAGACAGGGCTATGTCTAAATTTAATTTTAGCGAGGATGATCTACCATACTTTAGAACACTACACTCACTAGCATTTAGAAGGCTTGGCATAAAGAAAGATGATGTGATGCAACGTAGACATTATGAAGATCTAGGTAGAAAGATGCATTTGATCGTGGACTATCATGAATATGATAATGAACACTCTGGATTATTTACAACTAAAAGTGATTTACTGCGTATTGTACAGATAGCAAGATTAAGAGGCATCACACCAGAACAACAATATAATTTAAAAGAACATACACAAGATATAAAAGTAAAAGATCTAAAACAATTTGTACATGATTTAGAACAGTACAAGAAAGATTATAATTTAATTGATTTTACAGACATGATTACAGAATTTGTTAAGATGGATAGATCTCCAAGATTTGACGTAGTGTTTATTGACGAAGCACAAGACTTGTCACAAACACAATGGGGCATGGCAAAATCTATTTGGGATAAGACACAAGATACATTTATTGCAGGTGATGATGATCAAGCTATATTTAGATGGGCAGGTGCAGACGTAGATAGTTTTATAGCACAGACAGGAAAGGTAATGCAGTTGACACAGTCATACCGAATACCGCAGGTAGTTCATGAAATCGCATCAAAGATAGTAAACAAAATACAACATAGACTACCAAAAGAATGGAGACCAAAAACGCAAAAAGGTTTACTTTCATATTATGATGACTTCGAACAAGTTAACATGAAACACGGCAATTGGCTAGTGCTGGCTCGAACTAGATTTATGTTAAATGATATTGAAGAAAGTTTGTACTCGCAGGGATTGTATTATGAGAACAAGTTTAAAACAAATAAAGAACATGACTTGTACAAAGCTATAAACGATTGGGAAAATGTGCGTAAAGGTGTGGGTATAAATTACGATCAAATTAGTAGAATAGCATCTTACATGTCACCAAAACATTTTGAAAAAAATTGTTTAAAATATATGGACAAAGACGCCGTACACGACATGGCTGGATTGAAAGAAAGAATGTGGTTGAAAACAGATAAAGTTTGGTATGAAGCTTTTGATGGTGCACCGCAGAAAAAAGTAAGGTATATAAGAAGGATGAGGGAGAACGGTGAGAAATTAAATTCTACTCCACGTATTATTTTATCAACAATACACGGAGTGAAAGGTGGTGAGCAGGATAACGTAGTTCTCCTGACAGATCTATCAAGAAACACATTAAGAAACTACGAACTCAACCCTGATGATGAAAATAGATTGTTCTACGTTGGTGCAACTAGAACTAAAAGTCATTTACATATCATTAGACCAAAGGATAACTATAAAGGATATAAAATATGAAAACAGAACAAGCGCTACAACTAGCAAAAGAATTAATTGCTGGACCTAGGGCAAAGACTTACGGAGATAAAATAAGAAATCATTGCAATATAGCAAAATTATGGACAGCATATTTAGACAAAGAGATAACAGCACACGATGCTGCTGTAATGATGGCTCTGTTAAAAGTCGCTAGAACAAAATTTGGTGCACCAACTGCAGATACTTATGTTGATGCTGCTGCGTACATGGCAATAGCCGGTGAATGTAAACATGAGGGTGATGATGCAGATACCGATATTTAAACCACAAACAGAGTGGATACCACCAACAGACTTTCCTGATCTGGGTAAGTATGATGAGATTGCTATAGACTTAGAAACAAAAGATCCAAACTTAAATAAAAGAATGGGATCTGGTTCTGTTGTAGGTGAAGGAGATGTTGTAGGTATATCATTAGCAACACACGATTGGTGTGCATACTATCCTATCGCACACGAGGGTGGTGGCAACATGGATCGTAAGATGGTTTTAAAATGGTTGCAAGACCAACTCAATACACCAGCCACAAAAATATTTCACAATGCAATGTATGACGTGTGTTGGTTAAGAGCATTGGGCTTAAAAATAAACGGAACGATTGTAGATACAATGATAGCTGCATCGTTGATAGATGAGAATAGATTTAGATACGATTTAAATGGTATATCAAGAGACTATCTTGGTAAAGGTAAAGACGAATCACAATTGTATGAAGCTGCAAAATCTTGGGGTGTAGACCCTAAAGCAGAGATGTATAAGCTGCCAGCTATGTACGTTGGAGCTTACGCGGAGCGTGACGCCCAACTAACATTGGAGCTATGGCAGGAGTTTAAAAAAGAAATAATGCACCAAGATATTGGAAACATTTTTGAAATGGAGACTAAGCTGTTTCCTGTTCTTGTTGATATGAGATTCTTAGGAGTACGTGTGGATGTAGAGAGAGCTGCTAAAGAAAAACAGAATATGGTTGAGGAAGAGAATAGATTATTAGGTGGTATTTATGCTGAAACAAAATTAGATGTACAGATATGGGCTGCAAGATCTATAGCTAAAGTGTTTGATAAATTAGGTTTACCTTATGACAGAACAGAAAAGACAGGTGCACCAAGTTTTACAAAAAACTTTTTGGCTAATCATCCACACAAGATTGTACAAGCTATTGCAAAAGCAAGAGAAATTAATAAAGCACACACTACGTTCTTAGATACGATATTAAAATATTCTGGTAAAGGTAGAATACATGCAGAGATAAACCAGTTACGTGGTGATAGTGGTGGGACTGTTACAGGAAGATTCAGTATGAATAATCCAAACTTACAGCAGATACCTGCAAGGAACAAGGATC